TCCGACCGACGACCAGATCCTGCGCACCTACTGGACCGCCAAGAATGCCAAATAACGCAGCAAACCCTTTCGACGACGCCGCGGCGGCCGTCATGCACGACGACGCTCAGAATACGTCCGTCCAGATTCGCAACAATATGCAGTTCGCGGTCGGGCAAAATCCCGACCAGGCGGCGCAGTACCAGCACCTGGCCAAGTACGTGGGCGTGCCGGTCGAGACCGTGCAGGCCCAGCCGGACGTGATCAAGCAGCAGGCGGCGCTCAAGTCGATGGATGCCGACCAGATGGTCAGCGACTACCCGACGCTGGCCAAGTATATGACCGATCCTGATAACGCGGCCAAGTCGCACGACGACGTCGCGCCGCTGGCGGCTGTCGAACAGGCTGCGAAGTCGCTGCCGGCGCCCGCGCCAATCGCACAGCCGCCGAGCTTCGGCGATTCCCTGGCGCGCTTGCCGATGGACCTGATGAAGGGCCTAGGCGGCAGCTTCAACAAGGCCGCCACCAGCACGAACATCGTGCTCGGCGCATTCCCGACACTCTACGACAAGGCGGCAAGCCTGATCACCGGGAAGCAGACCACCGCGGCCGAGGACGCATGGTTCCGCAATATGGTCGACCCGCGCGTCAACGCCGCGCCCAGCTTCGAAGTAGGCAAGGACGCGCCATTCCTATCGAAGGCCTTTCACTCGGTCGGCGACCTGATCGGCACGCTGTCCCAGATCGTGCTCACTGGGGGTGGCGGCGAAGCCGCCCCCGTGGCCGATACGACCGCCCAGGTCGTCGGCAACCAGATGGCGCACGGCGCAAAGGCGATGGCCTTCCCAGCAATCACAAGCGCGGTCGAGACCGGGCGCCAGGTGTACGCGGCGACGGGCGACGCCCAGCAGGCGATGCGCGCGGCGCAGATGCAGTACGTCACGTCGACCGGCGCTGGTGTCGTGCCGCTGTCGGCCCCCGGTGCGCTAGGTGCCCGGCTGGCCGGCGGGTTCGTTTCTGGTGTTGCCAGCGGCGAGACGTCGCGCAATGCGATGAACTTGGTGCTGCCGACTTCGATGCAACAAAGCTTCGATCCGGAGCAGATGATTCTGTCCGGCCTAACCGGCGCGCTCCTGGGCGGGGTGATGGGCCCACGGGCGGAGCCCTCCTACCACGACGCACTGCGCCAGACCTACACGGACGCAAGCAAGGCCGAGGCGTCGGAGAAGGGCATGACGGCGCTGCAGGCCCTGAGCGAGCTGGCCAGCTCGAGCAAGACCCGCGACCGTGATCCCGGTGCCTTCAAGGAATTCGTGCGCAGCGCCACCGAGGACGGCCAGCTCCAGGAGATCTACGTCGACGCCAACAAGCTCGCCGAGGTGTTGAACCAGTCGGGCGTCGACATCAACGCGCTGGCCAAGACCATGCCCGACGTCGCCGCCCAGTTCCCGGCGGCAGTCCAGACGAACGGCGATATCCGGATCCCGGTCGAGGACTACGCGACCCACATCGCCGGCGGAAAGATCGACGCTGCGCTGTTGCCGCACCTGAAGGTCGAGCCGGACGGCTTCACGTACCAGCAGGGGCAGGACTATTTCCAGAAGCAGCAGGCCGACATGCAGGCGCAGGCCGAGAAGATCCTCGCCGTCAAGCAGGCGGATGACGCGGCCGCCGCCGAGGGTCAGGCCGTGCACGACAAGGTGCTGGACCAGTTGAACGCGAACGGACGCTTCCGGCCCGACGTGAACAACGCCTACGCGGCGCTGACACGCGACTTCTACTTGACCATGGCCGCGCGCACGGGCCTGACGCCGGCCGAGCTGTACGAGCGGTACCCGCTCAAGGTGACGAGCGACGCGCTGGGCGGCGGCGGCCTGGCGCAGGAGCCGCCTGCGCCGTTGGCCCAGCTGGGCGGCGAGGAGATCGCCCCGGCCGACGCGGACATCAAATCGATACGCACGGCCGTCAAGAGCTACTACGCCGACAACCTCGCGGATTCAACCGTGATGCATCCGGACCTGGGGGAGATCCGCTTCACGAAGCGCGGCCTGAACAAGGCAGTGTCGACCAGTGCGAACCCGATGAAGCTGCGCCTGTTCCCGGCGATCCCCGAGCTGCTGAAGAGCGGCGAACTCGTCCGGACGCAAGAGAATCGGAACATCGACACGCACCAGAACATCCTGCGCTACCACTGGGTGCGCGGCGAAGTGATGCTGGACGGGAAACCGGTGACGGTCGAGACGACCGTGGAAGAGCATCGTGACGGCAAGTTGTATTACAACCACACGTTACCAGGCAAGGAGTACTTCCAGAGAGAAGGCGCTCAGGCCCAGAACCCCTCAATTCCGGGGGTGGCTTCGCAGACGGAGCGCGCGAGCATCAGCGGGGAGCACCCTTCCGAAGGTATAGATTCTGGGCCATCTGAACCGAGTGTAGCACCGAACACCGACGAGCTCAATTTGCGCATCCTCGAGCAAGGTCAAGATTCGGCGCGCGGCAGTTTCGACCCGGTCAACAACACCATCAGCCTGCTCAAGGGCGCCGACCTGTCGACGTTCCTGCACGAGTCCGGCCACTTCTTCCTTGAGACCATGCACGACATGGCGCGCGCGCCGGACGCACCCGAGGGTGTCCGCGCGGACTTCGACACCCTGCTCAAGTCGTTCGGCGTCCAGGGCGATACGGCGGAGCAGCGGCTGGAGAACTGGTCGAGCAAGGCGCTCGACGAAAAGCGCGACGGCCACGAGCAGTTCGCCCGCGGCTTCGAGGCGTACCTCATGGAGGGCAAGGCGCCGACGCTCGAACTGCAGAACCTGTTCGCGCGCTTTCGCTCGTGGTTGGTCAATATTTACAAATCGCTATCGAATCTGCACGTCGAGCTCAGCGACGAGGTGCGCGGCGTCATGGATCGCCTGCTGGCCACCGACGAGGCGATCCGCTACACCGAGCAGGCGCGCGGTTACCTGCCGCTGCCCAAACCCGCCGACGTCAGCGCAGAGCAGTTCGCAGCCTATCAGGCGCTGGGCAAGGAGGCCACCGACCAAGCCACGGCCGACCTGGGCGCGCGAAGCCTGCGCGATATGCAGTGGGCGAGCAACGCAAAGAGCAAGGCTATGCGTGCGCTGCAGAAGCAGGCCGACGCCCAGCGCAAAGCGATCCGGGACGAAGTCACCAAGGAGGTGATGGAGTCGCCCGTGCGTCAGGCCGAGGCCTACCTCAAGCGCCCGGGCGGTACCGACCCGGCGCCGGCCGCCGAGGGGAAGGCGTGGGGTGCCGAGCGCGACAGCCAGCGCGCCAAGCTCATCGAGGAGGTGAAGACCGAGTACCTGGCCAAGCCCGAAGCCGAGGGCGCCAAGGGCCTGAAGAAGGGCCAGTACCTGGCGAAGAATAAACGCGCGATCGAGAACGAGGCCGAGCGGCGCCTGCTCGACTGGGAACAAGACAACCCGCGCCCGGCACGCCCGAAGGTCGATAACGACATCGTGGCCGAGATGTTCGGCTTCGCTGACGGCAAGGAGCTGAAGGACGCGATCGCGGCCGCCGGGAAGGTCAAGGACGAGATCGACGGCCTGACGGACCAGCGCATGCTCGAACGCCATGGCGACCTGGTCGACCCGGTGAGCATCGAGCGCGCCGCGGAGGCGGCCGTGCACAACGAGACGCGCGCCCGGTTTATGGCGACCGGCCTCAAGATGCTGAGCAAATCACCGATCCCGGCGCGCCAACTGGCAGAGGCGGCGCAGGCCGCAGCTGATGCGGCGATCGCGGCGAAGCTGGTGCGCGACCTGCGCCCGGCTCAGCACGCTGCCGAAGAGGCGCGCGCGAACCGCGACGCCATCAAGCTCGCGCCGAAGGATCCGCAAGGCGCCGTGCAGGCGCAGCGGGCCGCGCTGCTGAACAACCGCCTGTTTAAGGCCGCCACCGACGCGGTGGCCGAGGTGCAGAAGGGTGTCGCCTACCTGAAGAAGTTCGACAAGCCCGCCGTGCGCGAGAAAATCGCCCTCGAATACCGCGACCAGATCGACGCGCTGCTGGACCGCTTCGACCTGCGCAAGTCGACCACGCTCACCGCGCTCGACATGCGCGAGTCGCTCCTGGCCTTCGTCGAGCGGATGGCGGCGCAGGGCCTCGAACCCCAGGTGCCTGAAGCGCTCCTCAATGAGGCGCGCACGCAACACTTCAAGGACATGACGGTCGAGGAGTTCCGCGGCCTGGTCGACGCCGTAAAGTCGATCGACCACCTGGGCCGTAAGGCGCAGTTGGTGGCCGACGGCGACGAGATGCGGGAGATCGCGGCGCTGGCCGAGGAAGCGCGCGCCGCGATGGCCGAGCTTCCGCAGCGCGCGCCCGAGAGCAATCGCGGCTTGACCCGGCTGGAATCGAAGTGGTTGAGCGTCAAGTCAGCCGGACGCAGCATGCAGGCCGCGCTGCTGAAGATGGAACAGATGATGGATTGGCTGGACAACCGCAACCCGAACGGCGTGCTCAACCGGGTGGTGTTCCGCCGCATCGCCGACGCCGGCGTGCACGAGGCCGACCTGCAGGGAAAGATCAAGGCCGGCATCGACGAGCTGCTTCATTCGAAGCTGGCCGACGTCACCCGAGAGAAAGGAAAAATCTACGTGGCGCCTGGCCTGATCGACGGCCTGACCGGCAAGCCGCAGCGCTTCACGAAAAAGGAAATGTTGGCGCTGGCGGGCAACATGGGCAACGATTCTAACTTGGCCAAGCTGCTCGCCGGCGAGAAGTGGAGCGAGACCGCGGTGTGGTCCTTCCTGCACGAGAACATGAGCAAAGCCGACTGGGACTTCGTGGCCGGCTTGGGCAAAACGCTCGAATCGCTCTGGCCCGAGAAGCTGGCTATGTCGCGCCGCCTGGGGAACACCAACCCGGAGAAGATCGCGCCGCGCCCCTTCGAGACGCCGCACGGCCGCTACGACGGCTGGTATTGGCCGATGGTCTATGACCCGGCGCGCGCGCAGGACGTGGCCGAGCGCGGCGCCAAGGCCGGCGACAGCCTGTTCGAGAACATCTACACCAGGGCGAATACCGACACGGGCCGCATGACGACCCGTAACGAGAACTACGCGCGGCCGCTGCTGCTGTCGCTGGATGTGATCCCCCGGGTGATCAAGGACGAGATCCACGACATCGCCTACCGCGAAGCGATCATGGACGCCGACAAGATCCTGTCGCACCCGGTGATGCGCGAGGCCATCACGGACGCTCTAAGTCCCGAGCACTACGCCCAGCTGCGCCCCTGGCTGCAATCGATCGCGAACGACCGCAAGGTCGACATGCAGGCTCTCAAATGGTTCGACCAGGTCGCGCACGGCGCGCGGACGCGCGCAACCATCGTCGGGCTGGGCTACCGGCTGTCGACCATGCTGGTGCACGGCAGCTCGGCGGCGCTTGAGTCGGTGGCCGAGGTGGGCCCGGGCTGGTTCGCCAAGGGCCTGGCCGATTTCGCCAACCCGAGGAACTGGGCCGCCAACCGCGACTTTGTGTTCGAGCGCTCGGGTGAAATGCGCAACCGGATGAACGAGGTGGACCGGGACGTGCGCGAGCACCTGCGCGAGATCGACCTGCGGCTGATGGACACGACGACCGGAGCGCTCGCGCGCGGCACCGACCTGATGAAGGCCCACGCGTACCAGGGCATCGCGATGCTCGACATGGCCAGCGCACTGCCGACCTGGATGGCCGCCTACCACAAGGCCATGGCGCCCGAAGCGCAGGGCGGCAAAGGGCTGTCCGAGCAGGACGCCGTCTACTTTGCCGACAAGACGGTGCGGAACGCCCACGGCGGCACCGGGGTGAAGGATCTGGCCGCAGTGCAGCGCGGGCCCGAGTTCTTCAAGCTGTTCACGATGTTCTACACCTTTTGGAACCACAACATCAATCGGCTGATGGACACGGGCCGCATGGCAATGGACGGTGACACCTGGCGCGACAGCGGTAAGGCCAGCACGGTGATCATGCGCTTCCTGATCTACACCTTGGGCGTACAGGCGATGCACGGCATGTTGCACCCGAAGCAGGACGACGAGGGCGAGACCAACTGGCTGGCCTGGGCGGCAGAGGAGCTCGGGTCCGCCGCGTTCGCCGGCATTCCGATCCTGCGCGACCTGGCGGCGCACTACATCACTGGCAAGGATTACAGCGCCACGCCGGCGGCCGGTATGGTCGACGCGATCGGCAATTCGGGTGTCGACGCCGCCAACGCGCTGACCGGGCAGGAGACGAGCCCGAAGGCCCTCAAGCACACGGTCACGACGGCCGGCTATGTGTTCGGCCTGCCGCTGGGCCAGCCGGCGAGCAGCGTCCAGTTCTTGTGGGATGTCACCCAGGGCAAGCAGGATCCGCAGGATTTGGCCGACTGGTGGCGCGGGGTGGTCCATGGCGACATGTCAAAGCATTAGGTGTACGTGAGTTGATCGTGCGCGGGGAGAATTCCCGCATGACGATCAGCTCAACCACCCGGAAGGCCGGCCCGTTCAGTGGTACGGGCACGCAGAACGCCTATCCTTTCTCGTTCAAGGTCTTCGCCTCCGGCGATGTGCTCGTCGTTCAGACGGACGACAGTGGTGTGGAGAACACGCTGATAATCGGCACGCACTACACGATTGCCCTCAATTCCGATCAGGAGAAGAACCCAGGCGGCGTCGTGTCGCTATCAACCGCGCTACCGGCCGGCTACCTGCTTACCGTCAGCAGCTCTATCCCGCTCACCCAGGGTGCGAGCATCCCCAACATGGGGGGCTTCTATCCTAAGGTCATCGAGCAAGCTCTCGATAAGCTAACGATCGCGCAGCAGCAAATTGCGGACGTCATGGGGCGCTGCATCCGCTTCGCGTTCTCGGATGCTGGCGCCGACGGCTCGCTGCCAACCGCCGGGGTCCGCGCAGGCAAGTTCTTTGCGTTCGATGCAGGAGGAAACCCGACAGCCGCGACAGGTACCGGCGCCGACGCGGCGTTGCGCACCGATCTCGCGTCTTCGACATCGGGCTCCGGGTTGATCGCCTTCATCCATGCCGGCCTTGGTGTCGTCAAGCGGACGGTTCTTGATGTGCTGCGCGACCAGGTGCGCATTAAAGACTACGGCGTTGTAGCTGACGATGTAGCGGATGACACCGCGGCAATTCAACGTGCGATCAATACCGTCGCCGCAGCTGCGGCTTTCGACGGCGACCACGCGGCAGTCGAGCTGATTTTTCCTGCGCGTTCGAAGGTGTACATCGCGGGCACTCTGTATGTTCCATCGTTTGTGCGCCTGAATTTGAATGGCTCGCGACTGCGGGGCACTGGCACGAACACGATGTTCGAGACCGGATACTTCGACGGCTCCGGTAACGTGGTATCGAACTTCGGACAGCCCAACGAGACGCAATTTGTCGTCTGCTCGCGCATTTACAACGGCAATATCTTCCAGTGCAATAAGGCCTTCCACCTCTTCAACTACTGCGAGGACAGCTCGATCGACCACATCCGATTCGTCGGTGTCAACCAGGCCGTGTACGCGAAGCGCTGCTTCTACGGGTCGTTCACGAAGCTGCATTCGCGCTCGCCGCTGGATGGTACGGCCTTCCCCTGCTTCCACTTCGACGACGAAGTGAACGCGGTCACGATCAAATCCGTGTTCGCCGTCAGCTATACCGTCGGCTGGAAGTTCTCCGGAGTGAAAGATGGCGTATACGCGTCGACCTGCGGCGCCGAGTCATGCCCTACCGGTGTGACCGTGAGCGATGCGACCTCGGGGATACACTTCCACAACTGGTACTTCGAAAACAACTACAACGCTATTGACTGCGACGGGACCGGCAATCACGAGAACGTGGTCGTAACCAGCAGCTGGTTCAACTCTGTCACCAATGCTCTGCAGGGGGTGACTATCGTGAGCGGCGAGTTCGGCGCATCGAACAAGATCAATGGTGCGGCCGCCGTGAACCTGGCGTCGAATTTCGCGAATCGGATGGAAGTGCGTATCCCGACGGACGTTACCGCGGACAACGCAACGCCTGCCCTTCCGGCCGCATACCTGCTGGGCGACGCCAACTTGGTCGACTACGTCAAGACGCTTTACAACAGCGTCACTGGCTTGGTGTCGATCAAGGGGCGCGTGCACGGCGGCGTGATCCCGCATTGCTATTCGGGCGACAGCGGCACGCCTTCGGCCAACGTCGTGCCGTTCTGCGTCGCTTCGTTGAACGCGGGCGCCGACACGCTAACTGTCGACACGAAAATTCGCTACCTGAACACCGAATTCATCGGGCTGCAGCTCACGATCAACGATTCCAGCGGTGCCGAGGTTGTCGCCGGTATATGTGCGGCTGGCGTCTTTCTTGACCTGGCGAAGCCGGTCCCGATTTCCGTCACGCCGTCGAATAACGGCGGCTATTACAGATTCACCATCGCCGGTCTTGTTGCCGCAACGGGGTTCTCTGGGATTGTGCGGATTCTCTAGTCCCTCTCGCACTTCCAACACAAAATGAAAGTCAACGACATGAACGAACCGCTGACCAGCATGGCCGAGCCGGTGTCCGCGATGGCCGCGAAAGCTGCGCCGCCCGTCGCTGTTGTCGGCGCACACGTCGTCGGTATTACTGTGCCGGAAGCGATCCAGATCGCAACCCTGATTTACGTGATCCTGATGATCGTGCACAAGCTCTGGCACATGTGGAAGGAATGGCGCACTGGGAAGACGATGCCGGAGTCGGAGGGGGAACTGCCATGACGCTCGACTCCATGAAGCCCTCGCCGGCCTGTCGGGCACTGGCTGCTACGTCTGAACAGCGGCGCCTGGTCGCCTACCTATGCCCGGCCGGCCGCCCAACGCTCGGCTACGGCCATACCAAGGGTGTGAAGCTGGGGGATACCTGCTCGGTGCAGCAGGCGGACATCTGGCTGTCGCAGGACCTGGAGGATGCGGCGGCCACTGTTGCCTCGCTGGTAAAGGTTCCGCTGACGCAAGGCCAATTCGACGCACTGACCGACTTCGTACTCAATCTGGGCGCCGGCCGCTTGGCGGAATCGACACTGCTGATCCTGCTGAACAAAGGGCGCTACGACGCGGCGGCCGACCAGTTCCGGCTGTGGGTGCATGCCAAAGTCGACGGCAAGGACGTTGTACTGCCCGGCCTGGTGATGCGTCGCGCGGCCGAGGCGGCGATGTTTCGCGGGAGTCCGGCGTGAGCATCGTCAAGCACCTCATCGATGTCTCCCAAGGCAAGCACCCGCTGGCCGCGCGCCGCTCCGGCAGCTGGCCGCGTGTGCGCGCGCAGTACCTTGCGGCCAATCCCTGCTGCGCCGTATGCGGTGGCAAGGAGAAGCTGGAAGTTCACCACAAGCGACCGTTCCACCTGGAGCCGGCGCTCGAGCTGGACCCAGCAAACCTGATCACGCTGTGCGAGGTCGACCGCGGTGGCGTCAACTGCCATCTGTTTTTCGGGCACCTTGGCAATTTCAAGGCGTTCAATCCGACCGTGGCCGACGACGCCGCAGCCTGGCGCCAGAAGATCAAGACCCGGCCTCTTGCTTTACCCACCACCTGAAGGAGATACCATGGACCTCAAGAAATTCATCGCTGCCTTGGAAATCGGCATTCCCGCTGTTGGCCAGATCGTGACCGAGCTGCACCCGGAGAACACTGCCGAGGGCGTGAAGATCGCCGCCGGCGTGCAACTGTTTAAGTTCCTCGTCGAGGGCGTCCAAGCGATCGCAGCGGCCGGCGAAGCTCCGGCGGCCCCCGCGGCGCTGACCACGTCGGCAGCGCCGGAGGCCGGCTCCCCAAACGCAGCGTGAGCAGGTTCCTCGACCTGCTCGACCTCGAGGTGATGCGCGACCCGCAAGGGCGTCCATTGCTGACGCGCCAGGGCCGGCAGCTGTTCCGCGTCCTGTCACGGTTCCGGTACCAGTCTGATGTTGTGGCGGCGTACCGACGAAGCGCCGGCATCCCTGAGCCGGAACCTGCAATCCCGGGCCTGGTTGAGACGAAGGCGGGGACCGTGACCGATCTGTGCTCGCAGCCCCAGCTCACGATGTCGATGCTGGGGGAGATCGCGCAGGACGAGTCCGTGCCGCACGACCAGGTCTATAGTGACCATTGCGTGCCGCGCGAGATTGCTGACAAGATGCTGTACGAGGCGTGCCTTTTGATGGGGCGGCCGAGGTGGAAGGCGCTGCTCATCTACGCGGCCGTGCGCATCGGTGGAGGTATGCACTGGAGTCCGGCAGCGGCCGCCGCTCCAGCGGCAGGGCCAACACCCGTGCCGCCACTTCTTCCGGCACGCCGCTGACCGCCATCGTCACGGCCGTGGCCAGCCAGCCAACCTCGGGCAGAAGCAGGAGCGCCAAGTCGACCCGGCTGGCGGTAGTAAGGTCGGCACGTGGTGTCATGCTGGCATCGTACAAGCGGCCTGTCCTTGGGCGATGACGGTGCGCAAGCTGATATACTGTAGTTTTATACAGTATTTTCTTGCCATGTATGTCCGCGTCGCTCAGCTCTTCGAGAATGGCAAGCCGCTACCTCGGCATCGTTCGATTACGGCGCAGCCGGTGCACATAGGCCGCCTGCGCTTGTTCGAGCAGCATGACACGGAGTACCGGCGCAGCATGGTCTATGCGGTATTGGCCGAAGGCTCGACGGGCGCTCACATACTGCCGCGACTGCATGACGCCGTTGTTCGCTGGATCGGCGACGGTGCGATGACGATCAGCGGATTCGAGCATGACCAGGTGACGCAGGAGTGCAGAGCGCAATCCTGGTACGTTCAGCTGGTCGTTGACGAAGCCAGCGGGCAGTGACTGCGCGGCCTGTACTATTAACCAATCCGATCCCGATGTAAAACAACAGCTTATGCGCC